CAAACATCATGTCACACTCAGCGCGAGTAAACACAGTGTCCTGAAGGTTGCGGCCATAACCAACGGTCCATATCCCCAGACTGTCTTGATAAGGCTCTAGTGTTGGTATTCCGCCTGGAGTCTCATGGCGTTTGATGCGGTTTTTTTGGTCTTCACTGAGTTTCATCATGTTACCGCTACGGTAATGCCGCCATTGTTTCCTGACTCAGCCCTACAGTGCCAATTAACCCCATCACACTCGAGTTCAAGCGTATCTGAATATCCTGCTGTCCCACCAACAAAGTTGATTGTGTCCTGAGCAGCGAAACTCACCATTTCACCAACAGTATCTAAGTATCTTCCATACAAAAGATTAGCACCTGCTGTAGTTGTTATGACGTAACTCGTAGATGGCGCCACAAAAACAATAAACTTAAATTTCATCCCTAAGACCGGCGCCGGAAGGGTTGAAGTAAAGCCACTCGCATTATTTAGATAAAAAGTCTTCCCAGCCTCGCCCGCTTCAATCACGTTCGTAGCTGTGACAAATTCACTTATCGCCCCTTGCGACGGAGCTGCTTTCTGGATGGCCCATACGAACTCAGGCGACCCAAGTAGCTTTGTAAGTCTTGCGTATCCTGCTGGCGGCAACCATGTTCCGCCAATCTTGCCCTCTGGCACAGATACCAAAGTATCCGTGGTGATCGTGATGAGCATGTCATTCGTGCCACCGTTATAGACATAGACCTCGGCAGCCTCCGGAAACACTACCGCACCCTGCGCCGGTATCGTTAGCCAAACACCCGCAGTCGATCCAGTACGGACAATCGTATTGCCGTTGTCTTCAACATCAAGCGTGTAGTCGTCCGTGATGCGTACTACAAGCCCCTTGGGGTTGATTCGCCAGTCGGTGCCACGGTCATCGGTCATCCAAAGCTCTTGCAGGGTTTTATTCTTAACCCACATCTTGGCGAATGCGTCAGTCAGTGAGGGTGAATCTGCTCTCTCGCTAAACCAAAGCGCACCTTGAGCCGTTATCAAAGCGTTATCGATCACAGCCGTCGCCGTCTTAAACGTGTCGGTGCCTGCATTAGTAACAAAGTTCGTTCGAGTTGTTACCGAGTTGTCTACGTAGGTATGCAACACACCACCGAGTATTGAGGTTCGGGTAGCGTTCGAGGTGATGTTAGCGCCAGTCTCACCCGCCACAATGCTCTCAAGTATCAGATGTTTGATCGCGCCGATGTTGGCGACGTTGCCGCCCTCTGCACCAATTAACATGCAAGTACGGATCGTCAGATCAAGTCCTGTAGCAGCGGCACACTCGATAGTCATACCAAGGTTGCTTTCAAACCAGCAGTTGTTGAACGAGATATTAGAAATACCCAGTTCATCATCAACCGTCGCCAATATGTTGACTGCGCCCGTAGCGAGATCAGTCGTCGTACCGTTCAGCTCAAAGTCTACGCCCCAAAAGTTAACTCCGGCGCAGCCGCCCAAATCAACCGCATGAGTAGAGTTGCTAACAAACGTGCCGCCATAAAAGTTGACGAGGTTGGCAGAGATGTTATTCGCGACGTTCTTGATGCACTGATAACCCACGTTATTGGCGTTGATGTTGCACTCACGAACACCAAAGACCAGAGCGCCATCAGAATACAGGCCAACATCACACGTAAAGATCGATAGCCGTTGCAACTCCATCCTTGCGAGTAACGTCAGGTCAATACCGTTGTGACCCTTCGCATTGCCGTACACACCAAAGTCCGAGAGCAATAGCGATATATCAGATAGTGGGCTACCGCTGAAGTCTAAGACTGGCGTAGTGGTGCTGCCAATCTTCTGCAATACACTCGCGGCCTTGCCCTCACCTCGAATGCTTATCGAGATATTTCCCGTCCATACTCTAGTGATGGTGGTAACACCGTAAGTCCCCGCAGGAATGAACACCTCGCCACCGCCAGCGGCATATGCTGCGTCTATTGCTTGCTGAATGGGCAGAGTGTCATCGGCAATACCACCACCAACAGCGCCAAAGTCTACGATACTAAAGACACTCGCACCGCGAACGTTAGCTACCGTCGCCTTCTTTGAGGTTGGCGTACCCGTTGAGTTATCAATCAACATGAGCATGTCTGTAAGCTCTGGTGCCGTCTCTTCAGGGAGTGCGGTTACTTTTACGCCGTCAACCATTGTTAATTACCTTAATCATGATGGGTCGCCTTCCGCTGTGAACACATAAGTTCTGGAAGTGTAAATTGTCGAAGCGTCGGAGTTGGTCAGTTCAAAAAACACCGTTGCGGTCTTCTCGCCAAGACCAGAGAACTGAACGTCATAGATCCTATCTGTGCTTAAAACCAACGGACCAGCGCCACCGTCTGTCGTTAATGTGCCGACCGTAGTGGTTCGTCTGACATAGAAGTTGCTCGCAACGCCATTTAATAGCCATGAGCCAAAGCGTGACCAGCCACCGTTTGATTGCCTTTCGTATATACCACCGTCAGCATCAAGCTTAACGCCTGAGTAAGTGGTGCTGAGTATCTTCGTGTTAAAGAAGTCATGCGCAAGTAGCGTTACCGCTCCACCAGACGTACCAGCATAAGGGACCGGAATTAAGCTCATGCGTAGGCTTGACTAAAGTCAAGTTTCCAAGTGGTGCCACCATCTCTTGTTCTGTACGTTAAATCGTCAATCGCGTCATTGCCCGTTGAGATGGTCAGTGAAGCGCCACCAGGGATGATCACTGATGCCGGTTGCGCCACTGTATATGCGCCGCCTGAGCTGTCTTGCGTAACCTCAAGGGTGAATGCCGCCTTAACCGAAGTGGGAACGCCTGTGATTGTTATGGTTGTGATGCTCTCGGTTAGCGTGGTGTAAAAGTCATTGCCCGTCGATAGGTCGATGGTAAGTACGCCTGATGCGCTAGATATAGAGTTAGTCGTCAGCGAGAAGTCAGTCATCTGAGCGCCCTTTAACTCAGCGCCATCAAACGTCATGTCAGCGGTTACAGTCTCAGCGCGATCCTTACGAAGGTAATTATCACCAATCTCAGTTAATGTCGTTTCGACATTTGTGGCACCAAAGTTCCCAGCAGAGTCGGCAACGGATACAGAGGAAGCAGCCAGAGCTGACACGGAATCAGTCGGGTCATAAGTCGTCTTCGGACCCCAGATCAGTGCATCTGCGGAATCAGTGAGCGATACGTCAGAGGTTGAGGCCAGAAATATGTCTCCAAACCTGCCGTTAGGATCAGCTATGACGGGGCTTGAGTTCGCTGTGGTTAGCGCGAAGTCTGAGTAAGTTGTCTTAGCAACCGCCGTACCTACGTTATAAAATAGGAGTTTGGCTCCTGATGCTGGAATTACACCACCGCCTATGTCTGCAACTGGTAATACGAATCTAAATGCCATTATGTGTTACTCTCTGTAGCATGAATTTAATAACCTCAATATCTATCATCATTTGCATCTGGGTAGCGGCTTTCGCTCTTTTGGCGTGGCTCCCCATATGGATCGTTGCAATACCGGCAATAATTGCTCAGTGGTTTGTCCAGGAAAACTACGACAACAATTACTGAACTACGTCCGATAAAGCACCGCTTGACGCTATTCCTGATGACGCTGATCCCGTTGGCCTAACTGATCCCTTCAGAGCGCCTCCGCCTGTCTGCGCCACATTGCTAAGAGCGCCCCTGCGAAGCAAAGGTCTTGACAGCGTTGCCGCTAATGGGATGAACCCAGCCGGACCCGCGCCAAATGATGTGCCAAGAACACCAGCAGCCGCAGCGCCGCCGCCAACCGCTAAATCAAGAGGAGAAAAGGCCAGGGGGTCGCCCTTGAACAGTCTTGTAGCATCGGGGAATGTGTTTGAGAACTCTGCAATAGTTTTAAGGTCGCCAGATAGAGGCTTGCCTTTCTTTAGTTGTGCGGCTAGTTGCGGTGCAGACACCTCTCCGGTAATTCGCCCTTGTAACGCGTCTTGCACAGAATAGGTTTCAGCTATTTGCTGACGGGCGGTTCTAAATGAATCCAGAAGTCCAGCGTCCGACCCTCTCGCCAGGTGCCTATCTATAACCATTTCAATGGCGTTTGATGCGGCTTTGTATGAGTTTCCTAGCCCTTTATCGCCACCCCTAAATGCTACATCTGCCTTATTTCTTAGTATTGATATAGCGTCAATCCCAGACCCGGCATCGAACTCCGCTTTTCGTAGCGCGTCGACAACTCCGATAACTTCATTCTTGGCAAGTTCGGGAAAATCTTTCGCTGCGCTCTTGAACCTAGACGTTGCAGCAGATAAGTCACGCTGGAACTGGATGTCAGTGATAATCTGTCCGGCTCCGCGAATAGACTCATACGCTTGACCGGCTTGGGTTCTAATGCCTGACAATATATCGGCAGTGACCGGCGTTCCCTCTGGAAGACCTACGGCGCGTCCAGCAAGGTTATTAGTTACTTGTTGATTGCGAGATATAGCCTCTTGATTCGTTTTTATCTTGCCTCCAAGCCCTTCTGCGGTTTTTGCTACAGACCCAGATGTTGTCCCGCCTTGTGACGGTGGGGTTACATACCCCTCCTTAGCCGCGCTCTGTGCTACCTGCTGCCTTGGTGTTGGCTTAGTTGGGGGCTTCTCAATGACGCCCCCCTTACGCAAGCCAAAGGCCATAGGTGCGCCTAAGATTGCAGTCTTAACGGCAGTAGCAAGCTCAGGCGAGCCGGTCGCCTCTAGCGTTTTCTGACCAGCAAAGTCAGCGCCTTCCTCGAACGCCTCTAGTGGAGCGCTTATAGCGGCTGTGGCTCTTTTGCCCACCTCTGTTCGTGGTTGGAATGTTCCGGCCTCTTGGACGGCCTCAAGAACGGCCTTGCCCGCGCCCAATGGATTTTCAACGTCGTTATCTGCGGCTCTAGCAATAGCAGGAATAGCGGCTAGACCGCCAGCAGCAGTGGCTAGTCCGCCAGTAGCTGCCTGCAATGCGGCCTCCGGTAATCCCCGAAGGTCGCTTAATGTACCCTTAGCGACAGCTTCGAAAACGCCCTCTTCCTGTTGCTCTGCTACAGCGGCTTGTTCGCCTTCGAGCTGAGATATACGCTCTAATCGCTGTTCTCGGCTAATACCCTGAGCGGCTACACCAAGCTGAGACTTAACTGCTTTCTGAATGGCCTCGTCTGGGGTTCCGTCTGGGAACTCTAGTCGTGTGCCATCTGGAAGTTCTGCAAACCGGCTCACTGTATTGGATCTCCGTTAATATCGAACCTTATAACATCACCACCAGATGACCCAGAGTCACGCGTCTTCTGACGAAGGAACCCAGCCGGTGTGCCACCCTCATCTAGGAACTGAATCTGATCATTCAAATAGTCTTTCAGCTTGGTTTGTGCTGCTTGTCTATCTAATACCCATTGCCGTAATTCTGCTGGTTGTAGGTTGGCTGGCAGGGCAGTGGTCATGGCTAGATTTAACTCGCCCTCAGACAATGCGCCAAATTGCACTGATCCAACAACGTCAAGACCAAGCTGGGCTTGAAGCTGCTCAAGTTCCACGGTTGCCGCCCTGAGTGTCGGAACGATCCTACTCACAATAGCGCCAGTCTGTGCGCCGTCATCAATTGCGTCAACAACCTTGTCGAGCGTTCTGATGTTAGATTCTATCTTAACTATTTTTTCAATACCCGCATCAATCGCTTTGGATCGTGAAGCGCCTTCAAGTTCAGCGAACTTCCTACGCCCCGCGATGGTTGCCTGTGAGTCTGCCACTTGTTCTGTAAGCTCTGGGCTTTGAGATATACGCTCTAAAGAAGATGTGCCCGCAGGAGCCTCAATACGCGCCTTAACTCGTTTAGCTAATGCTTGTTCCTCTGGTGTAAAATCTTCAATAAGCGATTCAAACGCAGCTTGCTCTGCCGGCACATCGCCGCCACGCTCGCGGACTTGGCGATCCTCTTCCGAGAGTGCTGCAAGGCGCATGAATCTTAACCCAACAGCCACCTCCTCTGGGGGTTTGCCCACAAGTGATAATGTGTCGGATGCGTCACCGCCTCTGGACTCAACCTCACGCGCGCGATCCAATAATGCTTGAGTCTGATCTATAGGGCTTGTGATTGACTCCATCTTTAAGGCAAATCGAGCCACCTCTTCGCGCTTGGCTTGATCGTTAATACCAGCAGTCTCTAGCATCTGCTTGGTGCCTTGCGGGTCTAAAGAGATAAGCTGACTAATGGCCCCCTCATCACCCTGAGATGCCGCTTGCCGTAAGCCCTGCATCTGAACTTGGCGTTCAGCGTCTTGCTCTGCTTGCGCCTGACCCTGCTCAAGATTAAACTGATTTGTGTCCGCTATAGTCCGCGTGTTGTCTGCAACAGCGTTCTGGCGATCAAGTTCAACCTGTGGCGTGCCAGTACCGAAGGATACAAGTCCGTTCCCTATACGACCGAGTACGCTCATGATCCAAACCCTCCAGAGCCAGTGAAAGCACCCGCAACATCACGAAGGGTTCCCCTAATAGCATTAGCTCTACCCATAATCCCTGAAGCCCTAGCTTCACCGTCAGCGGTAGCGAGGTTAGATATGTTACTCGATATTCCTGTACCTAGCTGTGCGCGCTGTGCGTTAGCAGCAGCACCACCACTAGCAACACCAGCTAATCTGTCTTTGCGCTCGCCAAGGAACTGAGCGGAAAGGCCAATAGACTCCTCTGCTAAAGCCCGCTGTACGTTACCACCCTGAAGGCCACCAGTGGCGGCAGCGTTCCTTGTTGTGGCGCGCTCTCTACGCTCTCGGAGGAACGTCTGTCCTGGAGACTCCATAAAGCCATCAATAGCGCTTTGCTCAGAGCCGACACCGTTTAGACCGAGGAAATCATTTAATCGGTTGCCAGCATCCTCGCCCCTCTGTACACCGGGTGCAAAGTCTTCGCGGTTTAGGTCAAACTGTCTTCGCTGCTCTGCGGTAGCGTCAGCAATTCCAGCTTGCTTCGCATCTGCTGCGTCTTTCTCAGCGCCACCAAGGAATAGATCTTTGATAATTGACATTTATGAGTCCAGATTGCGGCGAACAAAAATATCTCTGTCGCCTGATTTTAGTAAATTAAAGCCCAAGTGTTTAGCCGCTCGTGTTACGTGTCGTAAGTCTCTATCTATTTCTGCGTAAACAGACTTGCACCCCATAGCGAATACTGCCTCTACAGCTTGATCAATCGCGCTGTAAGCGCTTTTCCCGCGTTTGTTAGGGAGTATGTTAGGATGAATTTTCAAACCGCTTAGATAGGGATGGAATATGATAACGCCGTCAGCGTCATTGACCATGAAATACAGCCATTCACTGAAATAGGGCACATCGAAACAATCCATACCTATCGGGGCGACCTCTTTCCATATCTCGGGATGAGAAAGGATGTCATTTACCGCGTCCATATCGTCAGTCAGTCTAATCATTGAATAACACCAGCCGCCTTGAGGTCCACTATAAGCGTGGCTACAATATCGGCAAGCTCTGCCACTGCAACTGTGTCTGCGTTGTATGTGCGGTCTGTGGTGCCGTTTGTGACGGTATAAGCGTCCGTGTTAGCGGTAAGAGCCGTGACTGTTACCCCTAAAGCCGTAACCGTGGCAGTTAATGCCGTTGCTGCGGCGGTCTGCGCTTCTAAGTCTGTGGTCGTGCTGTTTACCGTGTCGGCAACGCGCTCCATGTACTCAGCAATCCTGCTGTTAGGCGATCCGTTACGACCCGATAGGGGTTGATCCCGCCTCGGTGCAATAATCACATTGACGCGCCTTGTTCGGCCTCTGCGTCCAGCCTGATGATTACACTCTTGGCTTTAGCTGAAGTCGTGAACCTTAACACCCTGTTTCGAGGTATTCGGCCCTGTCTGCGCCATGATGGTAGGTTTTGGTATTTGCCAATCCCACCAAATGACCTGAAATAACCGTTTGACCACGTTCTAGCGCCATCATCCGAGTATTCCATCTTGATTTTAGGGTCAAGGCCGTCAATTGTGCCGGTTCCTGCCTCCATAGTGAGCTTTAACTCGGATGCAAACAGTGGTGTTTGATTCTGACCAAAGGGCATAGAGGTCTTTTGCCTAAATATGACTTCGCCATACTCGGTGTGAACGTCCTTAGTCAATTCACCAATGCGACCGTCAACAGAGTCGCCTACTAATATCCTGCCAAACGCACTGACAACGCTTGTAACGCGCCATTTGTCATCAGTGACCCCAGACTGCCTCTCATGCCATGTGGACTCACCTGAGAGCGCTGAGGTCGTCGCGTCATAGACAAAGGTTTTGGATGGAATGCGGTCAGAGGCAAAGGTAAACGACACAAAGTAATTACCACCCCATGCAAACGACATGGCATAGGCTTTGGCTATCTCTTCTTTGGTGAATTCCTGTATTGCGCTGTCTATTGCAGAGGTTGAGATTTTCTGTACGCCAGACGAGCCTGTTACCTTCCAGACAGCGGCCAGCTCATTAACACCACCACCAATGAAGACAAACGAGTTGTCAAAGTCGATCAGTGAGTGTTTAGCGTATACGCCCTTCTGTATGTTTCCGCCTGGAACCCGCTGAAAAGGAAAGCCAGAGCCACCGATGTTCTGGAATAGCTCGATAGTTTCCTCACCACACACGAATAGCTCATTATGATTAACGTGAGAAGCAACGATCTTGTCCGGCCTTACGTCAGCAGACCCAAAGTCAAGCGCTGAATACAATAAAGGTTGGTTTAAATTGGAGACAAAGAACTTCTTTCCGTCCGTTGCCGTGAATATGAAATAACCGTCTTTGAAAGATACGGTATCCGATGTGATAAAGTCCTTGTCCGTTATCTCGGTAAGGGTTCCAGCTATGTTGTCGTAGGAGTAAGCCTTATCTCCGGGTACTAATATGACCAAATACTGACCATTGTTAGCCATTGAGACTCGTTTTGTACCCACAATTCCACCTAAGTCAGTCACAACCAGACTTGATGTCATTGAATACAAGCGTTGACCGCTCACAAAGTAAGGTACGGCGTTCATCAACTGCGAGCCGCGATTCTGACCCACTATTGAATCGCCCGTTAAGGCCAATTGTGTAGCGCCATAGACATCAAACAGAGCGCGCTGGTTCAATGCGGAGGCTTGCGGTATGACTGGAATCCAGTTCACACAGCGCTGGGCTGCCAATGGCAATGAGTCAGACTGGTAAAAGCCAGTTGCTATCTCTAGCTGCATTTCTTAGCCACATTTGATGAATAGAACCGATTACCGTTACCACTTCCGGGTATATCGCCATTGTTACTGTAGTTATTCTCCTCATTGCCTGATCCTACCGGCAGTGAGTCTGGATATGATGAGCCATCAATCGGGAACGATGCTCTAACAGCAGAGATTCCGTCACGCGCTCGCTTCTCTAGTGCCGGTGTTACAACACGCCCATATTCGGGTGCAATGTAGACGGCAAGGTTGGCCTTGATAGCGCCTATATATCCGTCTTCAACGTACAAATCATCCTGAAGGTCATCGACGGGTTCAAAGTCTATCGGGATTTTCTTAGCATTGACCCACTCAGAGAGCATGTCATTCAAGGCGGTCATTCCGTCCTGAGCCTCCTCGGGTTCTATAGCTGATTCAGCCACACGAACGCCCAAGAGTTTAAGAGATCCAGTAATTACATCTAATGCTGTTGCCATATCAATCCTGAGTAAAAAGGGGCCAGCCCGAAAGCCAGCCCCAATCACTAAAGGGTATTAACCCCAGCCGTGTCCCGCATAGAACGGGTTGAACGTTGCATAAGCCGGCAGAAGATCGAATCGAACTTTTTGCTTGTTCGAGTCACCATCTGCGTACTTAGATACTCGGATAGACATGCCGTCTTCCGTGGTTGCAACCGTATCAGTGCTATAAAGCTTAGGAAGCTTCACAGAACCCAGACCAAACGCTTCCTGATGGAAGAACAGGTTAGGCTGATACGTGGTAGAGGCAGAACCAAGAATCGTGATCACATCGTTATCTGCAATTGCAGCATCAACGGTGTTGTACTGACCACCTGACTCAAAGATTGCCGGTCCAGAGATGACGATTGTTCCCGTACCCGTACCACTGAGCGTAACGTCAGCAGCAACAACAGCGCGGAACGGAATTGCAGCGCCCGCAGCATCCTTAGCACCAGTACGTGTAGACTGATTAAGAACGTTCGGCCCTGTGATCTCGATAACATCACCCGCTTGAACTACCAAGTTAGCCTGGAACGCATCAACAATAATACTCTGTTGCATCGTATCCTTAGCACCAACGTAAGTAGCCGTAGGAGCGCCATTGACAGCACCAGTGCGATCAGCACCAGTTGGAGTCGTATACGAACCCAACGTGGTACAAGTCATTGCCCGCAAACCACCGAAGTCTTTGGCGATCTGTGCTTTTTCCCATGCAGTACGAACCAAGCTATCAGCAGAGGTTAGGCCACTTTGAAGATCGGCCAATGCAACCTGCGTATAGGGATTGATCAAGTAGTTCCACGGTGAATCAGACGGAACGCCCGTAGATGCCATCAAAGCACCTGCGTTTGCAACATCTGACCATGAACCAACTGCCGTACCAACCGTACCCTGAACCATAGAACAGTTCTTCATCGCGTAAGAGGCGAAGTCTGTCTCCAAATCAGTAACAATTCGTCGGGCCATAGGCGCGATGATCTGATCAAGTTGGTCAAGTTCTAACGCTTCTTCAACATTGCCCCATTCGGTAGCAGAGGTGAAGTAGTTTTGTACCGTACCCGTCGCCTTACCTGAAACGATGTCTGACTTGGTTACGCTTGAAATATCACCACCCGATGTACGGTGCGTGATGTAGTCGTGTGGCCGTTTGAAGTCCACGTTAGACCCACTTTCTGGGCTGAATTTACCGCTCAAGAGCTGCGTATTGACAGATTTACTGACAACACGGTTACTCTCGAACGCCTTTAGGAACACTTTTGCAAGTTTCCGTGTGACATTACTAGTGAGATTATTAGCCATAAGTAGCTACTCCGTTATTCGAAAGATGCGCCTCTTAGGAGTGGTTCTTCCAGCTCCTTTACTCCGCCGCCATTTAACGTGACGGGCGGGTTCGGTGCATTACTGGTTTGTGGTCTGAGCAGAGAAGCCTTTGTTCGGATCGTGCCATTGAGGTGATTAACTAGCTGTAACGTGGACATGGAGTCCAATGCTTCTAGCTCTATCGGGTTTTTGGCAAGGTAAGCAACGAACAACGGGCCATCAGGGTCTTCAAGGAATACATCCTGAAGGGTGTCTGATACTCCATAATCAATTAACGTATCTGCCGCTTGTTTAACCTCAATCGGATTGAGTCCGAGCTTCACCATATTGGAATCAAAGCCCGCAATGCGTTCACGGTCCTTGGTTTCCTGTGCTAAAGCTTTCTCTTCTCGTAAGCTCTCATTATCCCTTTCTGCTTGGGATATCTGAGTTTCGTGCTGTGTCTTGCGTTGGATGGCTTCATCACGAGCCTTGATCTTTGCTTGATAATCATCGTCATAAAAGTCGGGCACTGGCGGGACAGTTACATCCACATCCTTGGCCTTTAACGCATCAAGTTCTCGCTTGTATTCATCCGCTTTGGCTTCCAGTGCTTTACGCGCTCGCTCCTCGTCACGATATTTACGGTGCTGCTTGTTAATATCCTTCTGAGAATCTTCTACTCGTATGTAGCCCTCCGGTGCCTTTTCTGGCTCTTCCTGAGCCTCTTGTTCTGAGGTTGCTAATTCCTCCCCGATCTCGTCGGTTCCCAGGTCTTCGTCGGTATGTAGCTGCTCTGCATCAATCATTTTATATCTCGCCGTGGATAAGGCCACGCCCCGTTAAATGAACAGTTTAAGGCTGTTCGGCTTGGGTTTCTGTAATGACACCCGCTTGTTCTTGTAGCAACTCAGGGCTAGCGCCTGATTCTGCTAATGATTTATAGGCTGCCGCTTGATCCTTTAATGCGGCTGCCATTATCTTGATGTTCTCAAAGGCTTCTTTCATAGATGCTCTGTCGTCATCTCTTCGGTCATTCTCGACCTTGGCTTTCAGCTTCGCCTCTTCAAGCGTTATCTTCATGCCCTCGATCTCAACCTTGTCATCGTTGTTCTGTGCTTCACGCTCCAAAGCCTCGGCCACTGGATCTGGCTCAGGTTCAGGTTGATTCTGGAGCATCTCCTTCTCTTCATCTGTGAGCTGTGATTCAGGTATCTGACCGTTCATCACCATTCTCAGGCGTGCTCTCTCTCCAACCAGATCAAAGCCGGGTGCGTTCAGGTTGCCGAACCATATATCTCTGCCATCATCCAAGATGGACGGATCAAGTTGAGCAATCTCCTTGAAGGCGTTGACAGTCTCAGACTGACGGTTCTTGAAGGCTGGGCCAACATCACACGTTACGTCATACAATCCCTTGGTGAGATCATTCATCATTACTGGTTCGCCAGTCTCTTCATCAATGACCTTCTGATTCAAGAAGACCATATCGAATGATTTATCCTCGTTGATGATCCTGACTTGACGCTCTGTGTCATAGACTTTAGGTATGGCACGAATCAAGACCTTAGCTGTGTGGCATATGGCTCGCTCTTGTGAGGCTGAATACTTGTAATTGCGTGTGTCGCCCTTGTTCTGCTTTAACTCAACGGCAAGGCCGGACTGAAGCCCTAGCGCCTGACCCTGTAGTTGCTCAAGCCCTGCGGTTGACTGTAGGTTTGATGCCGCCGACTGAGATACTGTCTCAAGGCCGGGATTCATCTGAGCGCCACCAATCTTGAAGGGGGCTGGCTGTCCGTCTACATGCTCATACAAGAGGGCAGGGTCAGAACTGGTGTTCAGGTTCTCCCACTGTGCCTTGTGTGCGCCTATCTGGTCAGCAGTAGCGACGATCTTCTCTAAGGGTGCTAGTGCGCCCTCTTCGACTTTGCGGGACTCAGCGTAGTTGTATACCCTCTGAGCGTCCATCTTCTTGGTAATGATACCCCAATAGCTAGGGACGTTCTGCGAGACAGACCAATTACCATAAGTGGGAACGATAGGTATGTAATCGAATACCGTATCTTGCTCCTCGCCCAACCAGTCCTTGCCATCAAATAGACGGGTCTTAACCTCGTCCATCTCACGATTGCGTTCACGCTTGACCGTTACGCCTTGTGCTGCAAACTCGTCCTTGACTTTAGTGAAGTCATCGTCATCAACGTAGACAGCGCCATTGGTTAGCTCAACGATACGGCGTGTGACCTTAACCTTATAGATTAACTCGCCAACCGTTATGATGTCTGGTGTTCTCTCGCTCTGATAGGTTGAGTCATCACCTACTGACATCTTTGAGCCTTCAGGGAACTTCTCTTCGTAGTCTTCACGACTGAGGGACTGAAGCACAAAGCACCACTCACAATCAGCGCGAGTCTGCAATACTGAGTTGTAATCGAACCACACCCTATCGACAGCATCAGAGATGGTGTCAATGTAGAGATCCTGGTCGAAAGTGTTGTTGTCGCCCCATCGCTGATTGACACGCCATGCATCAAAGCCACCAGCTACCATCTTGCGACCCGATGCGTTGAACACATCAGTAGCATTAGAAAGGTTCTCGATGTTCCTGATTAAGCCGTCATACGTCTTAGCTAGATCCTTGGTCGCATCACCACCACTAGGCTTGACCTTGATATCAAAGTCGGCTTGTTCCATCTCACCAGCTATATCGTCAACGATGTCATTACACTTATCGAAGGTGTAGCGTGGGCGACCAGCGAAGTTAGTGGTGACACGATCTTCCCACTGCCCGTCGGGGTCAGTCAGAAAGCTATGAACCTCGCGGACCTTCTCGCGCACATCCTTCTCAACGTCCTGAGCCTTTCTTAATAGCTCAATTACGTCACTGTGATTGTCATATTTAGCCATACGCGGTCTTAAACCTAAGAGTTGTCGCAGCCGTGGAGATAGCTGGGTTGCCCAAACTCATCATCATTGAGTCGGCCATGTTGGGGGATTCGATCTTCTTTGCCTTCATTTCAATCTTGCTCATTATCTGGATCATGCCGTTACCCGTATCCTTCAAGGGTATTCGGCACAGCTCAGACCTAAGCGCTTGCATGTTAGATATATTGGATGACAGGCTAATCATCTCGTCAGGGTCTATGTACTCACCCTTAACCACGGCTCTGTAGGTGTTGTAGAACCTGTCCCTTAAGTACCAGTAGTGTTGCGCTCGCTTGTTCTTGAAAGTCTCTCTATTGGTCTTAGCCTTGGTGTTGTGCGTGTCTGTTCGTTGGTATATCTCGCCTGGAGTTGACACCTTCTCAGACCCCTTGAACATGACATGCTCAATCTTCTTGCCATCGAGTGAGTCAAGTGTCTGCTTTCTCAGTGAAACACCTAATCCGTCGCAATCCCAGATGTAGACATCGGCCTGCTCTCTGATAGCGTAAGAGGTTGCCCAATCACAGCCATCATTGACATCGCCGTCCAACTTCTCTTGAACGTCCAATATGACTGAGCCATGCCTGTAGCACAGCCCCTTAGCGTCGGGACCAGTGTCAGATGGATCATGGGACACTACCTTAGCGCCCTTCGGTTCAAAGCCTAGCTTTAGGTGAGCGTCAATAGCAGCATCGAACCACTCAGCCTGAATGATGGCGTTGTCAACGGTGTCATTGAATGCGCCTTCCCATATCCAGTCATACTTGGCCCTGGACTGCTGGTTGTAATCCCACTGCCTTAGCTGTTCCTGCTCATCGCTCCACCAAGGATTGTCACGCCAGTTCACGACGACGATGTAATGTAAATCGTCCTCATAGAAGCCATCGCGTGCCAGTTCCTTCTGATACGGCACTATGAAGCGCTTGCTGAACGGATCACCGCTTGACTGAGGGTTAGCACTAAACCAACACTGAGCTCCAGGTGTTCGTATGATAGTCGGCAGTAGCTTGTCTAATGAGTCCTGACTAGCCCTATGAGCCTCTTCAAACCATGACCTCTTGTAACCTTGAGCTGACTGCATAGCGTCAGGGTTACGGTTAGCGCCCTTGTACGTCGTTCTAGCGCCATTAGGGGCTATTACGGTATTACCCTGTATATCCCAACCGTTTAGATCTAAGCGCTCCTTTATCGAACTGGTAAAGACTTTGTGTACTGAATCTGCAAGCGAGTCCTGAAACTCACGCAAGCAATAGATGTTATAGCCCTTAGCGGCCATCTCAAAGGTCAGCATATCTCCTATACCTAGAGACTTGCCCGACCCACGCCCACCTATAGCTATCTTAATAGGCTGTGGCTTGGTGATGAACGGTAGTAGCTTATTGTTTACCCTAAGAGTCTTTTTCATCTCTATCTATGGGTGTTAGGGGCTGGATAGTCCACTCGGTGATAATATCAATAGGGCCACCGTCTTCGCCCGTTAGCTCCATTAGCTTAGGCATAAGCTTACCTATAGCGTTGACGTACACTTCAGGCTTCTCCAAACGAAGCTTCTCAATGGTTTCTACACCATAAGTCTCGAAGTCATCCGCTAGTGCGGTCAGATAAGACTCAGACAGCTTAGAGCGACTGCCCTTTGGCCTTCCTGGGCCTCCTGGATGACCGGGCTTGAATTGTGTGTCTTCGCTAGGCACTCCAATTACCGCCCATTAACATTTGGGGTATTGCCCAAGCGTACAAGATAGCTGAGGTCGTTACTGTGTTAGTCATGCTCTATCTCTCTGGTTGTACTGTATGTATGTACAGTCTGTATAAACCAACAGTGTGAATGAGTGGATATTATCTGTCAATGGTGTATATTCGTACTCACTGACCACTTACCAACCTATTAAGGAACTACCATGAAGGCAGTAAACAGAGACGCCAAACGAATAGCCATGGTCTACAATAAATACAGTATTGTAGAAGCTGAAAAAACTTACGACGCTTGTGTAAAAATACGTAATTTAAAGTATTGGGAAAGAATGGTGCTTGCCGAGAAAGCGCGAGACCTTTTCCAATAACCTATACCCTGAGTTAGTATTAACTCGAATCCATAAACCCTATTAAGGATATGACCATGTACCAACTACGCAATCTTTACACTCACGATGTTGTGGCTTCATTCAATACTCATGCTGAAGCATGGCAGTACCTCTGTAATCACTCTGACCTATGTATGGTGACGCTATGAAGACCGCTAGCTGGGTTATCTGTAACAAATTGACCGGCAAATCTGTATTTGAGACATTTAACGAAAATACAGCGACCACAATTAACGCGGGCAAGGAGTTTATTGCGATACCCATACTAGAATATCTGCAATCATTCAACGCAAGCGTAAGGAG